TAGATGGTCTGAAGATGTCGAACCTATATAAGTAATGCTACTACTCGATTTTGACACTCCAGCAGCAGCCATGATTAAGTCGAAAGTACTCATTATGCCATCCCCTTTCCGAGTAGAAGACCATTCCATGTCGTTCCACTATCATGCGATATAAACCCCACCATATCACGTCCTGAAGACGTGAATGTTGGCACTGATCCTCCTGCCCACTTTATTCCAGACCACCAAGTAATCGTATAGGCTCCAGCATTGGTCAAATCAAGAATAAAACTATTGACAATCCCTGTAGCATTCACATTGAGTAATGTGAATGTTGTTGCTGCTGCAATCGTCTTTGTGAAAACATTTCCAGTATCCAAATCAATAGCGCTCGCTGACAAAGCCACTTTCGTTTCTGTTAGTCCGGTTATCGGGCCAGTCATTGTCCCACCGGCAAGAGATAACCCTCCGAGGCTTGACAAGGAGATATCCGCCGTCAATCTCCACACACCTGCGGAGGGATCGAATTTGACAATAAACATGCTTAAGAAAGCACTATCGGAATTTGAGGCTCAAAGCTTATCGTCGTGGCGTTGATAGCTGCGCCGATTTCCTGAATGACGTTCCCTGTCGTTGACGGAGCTGAAGCGATAGGGACTGCCGTCCCAGCCGTTGCACCTAAGACCATTCGCCCTGCCGTCAAGCCAGTTAATGCGGTATTCATCCCCGCAAGATATACCGTGGCGGATGCTGCGCTTGCGAAAGCGGATAGAACAAATCCGTTAGCCTCTTTTCCTGCTGCGGTAGCATTAGCATTCTGGACGTTCGGAGTCCCTGCATTATTATATATATGCACAAATGCGCCTGCAGCTAATGACTCCGAAGCCAATATTGTGATAGTTTCCGCTCCTATCCCTGTAGGCATGACGCTTGTGTCCAACTGCCCCGCTGTGTTAAGCGCCACAATTTGCCCTGCGTTTGCTGCGCCTGCTGATGTTACTGTTGCTGTGAGTAGTTTCCAAGCTCCGCTTACCCACGTCATGAACTGTTGTGTTGCCATCTTATCTCCTTAGGATAGTTGTACTGGTTGAGAAATGTCTATTGCGATTGATGTCGCCGATATTGCTGTTCCGAGGGTTACTATAAATCCTGTCGATGGGGGCGTCTGTGTAATCCCTCCATTGATCCCCAGATAAATTGGCTTGTTCGGCGTCCACGTCCATCCGCCAAAAGTCAATAACCCGGACGACTGAACTGGTAACTGAGCGCCTTGCGCTGCCGCTTCGGTCGAGATCCCGACGACATAAGCTTCCGATATTGTGCCGTTAATCGTCGCATACGTCCCTGACCCGGTTACTGCACTCTCCCCACTTATTGCTACGTCAGCCTTGATTGAAAGCGTCGCACTGCCGGGTAATCCCTGCGGCCCGGGCAACCCCTGAGCGCCTCTGTTCGGTATCGTAACAACCAAAGCTGGCAGCTGTGAAACCTGTACGGTTACGTCGCTCATGCGTCTCGATAAGTGTTTGGCTTTTCAACGATAAACAGTCCGGGATCGCTGTTTAAAGACAGGACTCCGGCCTCATAGAATTTCAGGTCGTAGATATATTGTCCGATTGCGATCGCTTCCGTGTCTGACTCGGTCAGCGGAATAACGCTATTGGTGTTGTCAATGTGGGCGGTAATCGACTTGCTAATTACCGCTGCAGAATCGTCGCTTAGGCTGTCTGAAGGAAGTTTGACTGTGAACAGCATCGTTACGCCGGCGAGCGAAAAAGAACCGTCAGCAGCGGATACGTTAACCGGTATCGCGGCGATGTTCCCCTTGTATATTTTGATGGTGCCAGAAGCCATTGATATCCGTTTTTCTTGTACAATACCAGATATCACGGCAAATAAAGGAGGGTGATTTTCTGTTTTATGTTGGTAGCGTTGGCCAGTCGATTGTCGCTGGAAATCCGGCCTGTTTCGGGACGTCCCTTAGCGCTTGTCGGTATGGCTGCCAGAGTGTTTTTATTGCGGGAGATTGATCTGCCGTCTGTGTCCAGTCGGAATCGCCGAGTAGTTTGTCGCGCGTCATCCGTGCTTGGAGAGCGAGCATGGCTGTGATCTCATCATCAGTCAGTATCTGCACTACGGCTCTCTCAGGCATTGCCCATTTGTAGCCATAAGTGAGATTGTCCTTCGCTGACTGCTCTGCATCCGTGTATGTAGTTACTGCTCCAGCCAGAACGTATTGCGTGTTTTGGTCTGCCATACCTTCGATTGCGGTTTCTCCGTCATGCGCCTGAAGAGAAAGCATGGATTCTTGAATCACTACTTCTTGCGGTTCGTCATCCTCATTGTGAATCATGCGGGTAACAGCTCCCGGGCAGATCCCTGTTCTAAGGATTTCTCCTGTATCTGTCTTGTAAACAAAAAATTTCATGTGCTCCTTATTTTTTCAATTCGATAATTACCATTTCTGCTTTTGTAAATGGGAGAGATCCAAGCTGTGTTTGTAAGTTCAAATCAAAAGTGTATGTACCTGCACCATAAGCTAAAACTATAAAATCCGAAGCGGGGCTATTTGTTCCGCTAGCAGCAAGGAATTTTTCTGATTTTACTGACGATCCACCAACGAGAAGAGACATCGTTACAAAACTATTCAATGGTTGTTCTGTTATTGTTACTCCAAACATTACAACTAGAGGATATCCAGATGAGGTATATGTTGTTGTAGCTGTATTTATTCCTGATGATGTGAGCGTTCCAGAAGCTGTTAATCCAGAGGCTAAGCCTGTCGCCGCATGATCAAACAAGTTCCCTGTCGCCACCCAATTGCCGTTTAGCGTTCCTGTCGTGCCGTTAAATGTCATGTTGGTGGTCGAATTTCCTATAGCATATTGTCCTGATGAATACCACACAAATCCCGCTCCGGTCATCGTAGTCCCGCTTATCGCTGCGGTATTGCCTTGTACGGTGCCGGTGACGGTAAGGTTTCCTGTATTGACGGTTATTGCTGACAAGCTGCCAACCTTCAGGCTCGTCCAATACGGTATTGACCATGTTGTCTGGTTCGTCGCTGGATTATAAATGCCGTCAGACGAGTACAAGAACTGCCCTGCTGTTAACGTCGGAACTGTAGTTCCCCATGTCCCACTCAACCCCCATAGGCTTGTTGGTACGGTAGTGCTTCCCGTATCGGTTTCAGGGTTTGGAGATGTCCCCGGTGCCGTCGTTGCCGATGCCATATATGCGATGCGGTATGAAGCTCCCGCACTGCCATTTGTTCCGCCAGATCCGTTTTGTCCAACAACTATCGCTGTTCCCCATACCCCGTTTGTTGAGGTGTTCGTTGGTGCGGTTGCAGTAAACACCGCTTGAGTCATATACGTTGGTGTCGTGCTGGATGCTGGTCTTGTCTGTGTCCAGCTACCCATTGTTCCACCTGATAGGATGTTTGTGCTAAATGTGTAAGTAATAGTGCCACTTGGTAGTGCTGGAGCGCTCGCTGCATTCTGAAAGAGCTGAACTATAGCTGTGCTGGTTCCACCTGTCCCTGCTCCACCTGCTACGGCATCAATGAATGGTGTGCTCCAGCTACCTGTGCCGGTAACCGTTCCTGTGCCTGTGAAGGTAAAAGTACAGGCATACGTCGGTGTTGTTGTAGTAGTTGGTTGTGTTATTACCCATCCTGTTGGTGGTGTTAAAACTCCTGTAGAAAAATTGTAAGTCGATGCCGTTGCGACTGGCGTTGCTGGCGGCGTTGCGGATTGCTGATATATCGTTGCAACATAAGACGATGTCCCATTTGCCCCTGCTGAACCTACCGCTGTGATTGACGCCGACGTCCAGTTGAAGGATGTTGTTGTTGCTGTCGCGGAATCTGTAATTGATACCTTTGCAGCCCACAACGTATACCCGGCAGATGGAGCTGTCCCTGGCGTTAATGACCAGCTCGTCGGAGCCGCTCCGAAGAGTCCCGTTGACCATGTGTAAGTTGGAGATCCTGCCGGTGCAGCCGGAATTGTCGCCGCCCACTGATAAACAGTAGGACTTGCAGATTGATACCCGCTTGTCCCGTTTGTTCCGTTTGCTCCAGCAATAAGCAATGAAAAACCAGATGCCCAGCTCACAGCCGTTGTCGTCGCTGTAGCGTTATCACTGACTACTTTATTTGCGATCCATAACTGAATACCGGGAGTCCCTGGGTTCACTGGAGCCGATACCGACCATCCGCCTGCTCCGGTATATGCCGAGCTTGCGTAAGTTGACCATGTAAATGTTGATGTTCCTGACGGGTTTGAAGGTGCTGCTGTTGACCACTGGTAAAGCGACGCAACACCGGTTTTTGAAGCCATGATCGGCACAACACTATATTCTGACGAATAGGACATATTCGCCTTGCTTGTTGTCGTGTACCCTGCAATCCTTACATAATAAGTCGTCCCCGCGACAAGCGCCACTCCTGCGGCGTCGGCAGTTATGGTGATTAAACTGTCTGGCCCAGAATACACGAGGTTCCCCGTCGCAGGCGTGAATCCGCTTGTTGTGCTCATGTAGACGTTTACCCCGCCAAAGTCGGATTGTGTCGGAGCTGTGTATTTTATCGTAAACCCCCCATAAACAGGAGTTAACACAATCCCTGTAAGCGTTGGTACCTGACTAATGCCTATCGTGAACGTTGTCGGCGTGCAGGCTGAAAGTTGCTGCAACTGCGATCCAAATTGATTATAAGCTGGCAGTTTGACGTAGATCGTTTGCCCGATTTTGTCCGGCGTGAACGGCATTTTGAACATTGCCTGATCAACTCTGACAAATTGCGCTCCTGATGCGTGGCTCGCAATCGTTGACCCGTAAAGCCCGCGGTGGAGGGTTGTGAGGTTGTAGTTGTTTGTACTTGTCAGCGTCGCTGTCTGATACGCGACATACTCACCATCGACAAGGGAAAGACTCGCGTAATTATTCCACTCAGCAGTCGTTGCTCCACCCAGTGACTGTCCGCTCAGTACGTTGACCGCAAGAGTATGGGTTGTATCGGGATCTGTCCCTGTCTCAAGGGTCGCTGTTAGTGTGCCCATTCGAGCGGGTGAATCTATTGACCCGACATATCCGTAGCTCACATTGTCATAGCTTACCCAAACTTCGCATCCCCCCCACGTAGATGGCGCAACTCCATAAGCCCCCATCCAGGCCTCAAGACCTGTTGCCGTCAGAATGCTTGGAGGAACAAAAATATAAGGAGTCCCGGTGT